CCTTTATCGGAAACAGCTTTTACTTCACCGTCTTTACCCCAACGACCAAATCCCATGTTGGTAAGACCTTGTTGTTTTGCCTGTTTTGCGGCTTCTGAATCTTCATCCATTGCGGCAATTTCTTCGTTAATAATTTCACGAATGATGTCCTTCAGTTGTGTCATTTTCATATTAATTTCTCATATCACGCAGACGAGCTGCTAATTCAGTAAGTTTACCTTCTAATTTGACCATTTGTGTCGTCGTGCGTTTCCATAAATTATCATTGGACAATCCCGATTCTTTCTTCAATCGACTGTTCATTTTTAACGCACGTTCAACCAATTTTAATTGTTTATTTAACTCGGACATTGCTTGTCCGATTTTTTGATGGGGTTGGCGTGTCTCGTCGTTACGATACGAATAATAATTCTCTTGAAGAGTTTTTACCCCTTCTTGGATTGCCGCAAATCGTTCTTGGAGTTTATCACCCGGCTTGGTGTCTTCTGCGCCCCGTTTGGTCAATGAATACCCAATCGACTTTGCCATTTGTTTAATACGATTTGTATTACCATGTTTATCCCCGACAAATGCGTTCGGTGTTAAATATCCCGCCACATTGGCCGTGGTGCTTATTTCGTTTAATGCCTCACGGATGCATTTTCGAATGATTTCACGCAATCTTTCTTCAGTATTCATATCTTATCTCAGTGAATCAAGTTCGTGTGAAATCTGATATGCAATTAGTAATGCCGTAATGTAATTATCCTTTACTTGATTCTTTTGTTGAATCTGTTGCAATTGATGCACTACTTCATTAATTTTAATTTTTGTAACATTATCAGTAATTTTATTTACATTCTTTTTAATGTGCCGAATTAAATTGGTGGCTTCTGTAGATACATAGGTGCCAAACTTTTCAATGTTAGTGCCGTTATTGATATATTCACGAAGTAAATTCTTTTGCTTATCACTGAAATTACTATACTTTTCGTTGAAACTTTCTAATAAGAATTTGTAGGATAGATAACGAATTTCTTCGGGTTGATCTTTTAACATTGCCGAATAGTTGGATTCTTTAACAATCTGTTCTTCTTTAAGTTCGCCCTTTAGATGTTCCACAATCACAAACCGTGCGGCAACCATTTCGTCAATTTGCATGAATACCGATTCATCAATATTTGTGGCACTTGTTGTTTCAAATAGTTTGTAAATAGACGCATGAACTTTGTAGGACGGAACTCGTCCCGACATGAATTGCTTGAGATCACAATTTTGTTTAATCTCTCGAATTAATAAAAATTTCTGTGTATTTAGTAATTTTTCATTTAATGATGCCCGTCGTTGTAATACGACATCTAACATATTAAATGCTTTACCTTCGGAAAGTTTCGGAGCATTAAAAAAAGAACGATAGAGTTGCAATTCTTTTCCTAGTTCCGATTTTGAGTGGAAGTGTTCACGCATCATTTTGACTGCAAAACTATCTGGTTTGCCGTCGAGAACATCTGCGGCAACTTTTCTGACTAATAGTTCGAAAAGAATGCCCGTGTTCTTAATTTTATTGTGCCGTATATTCATATGTTATCCGTATTGAGACGAGTAAACAACCACCATATATAAGTAAATATAATCAAAATATATTAATCCTCTACTTTATCGGTAGATGATAGATTTTCCGAGATAATTTGTTTATATCGACTGGTATTTTTTAACTGCATTTTTCCAAGGAAACTTTTTGTTTCTAACGAAAGCGCAGACCGTTTATACCGTTTGGTATTTTCTTTATGTCCCAATGGATCGCGACCGAGTGGATGTCTATCAGTGCCAAATTTTAATCCTTCTCGGGGACGACCGCCTTTATTTTTCATAAGTGCTTCTTCTAGTTCGTCATCAACTTCTTCGTCAACAGAACTGTCTTCTAAACTCTGTAGAATTTGATCTACATCGTCAATCTGCGCTTCTTGGTCATCTGCGCTAGTATCTCCTTCAGGTGGCACTTCTCCTTCAGGTGGCACTTCTCCTTCAGGTGGCGCCCCTCCTTCTGGTGGCATTCCACCCATCGGCGGTTCTTGAGGTTGCGCCATTGCTTGTTGTTCTTGTTGACGTTTCACATCTTCTAAAATTTTCTTACGTTCTTCAGCAATTTCATCAGTTGACAATTCCAAAATATGATTATATACCCAATCTTGCGAAAGTAGAATAGTTTGTCCACCGGTCATTTGCTGTGCCAATCCAAATTTTTCTTTCCAAATATTAATCTTTTCTTGTTCATATAACGTGGATGGATTCGTTAATGATAATTCAAAATTGACGAGTTTTTCGTCTGTAAATCCTTGCACATATAAATGAATGATGGCAATCTTGGTGAGTTCCGATACCATAATGCGTTGAATACGTTCAATAGTTCGTGCAAATCGAACATCTTGTGCAGCCAGTGTTGCCTTACCGTTAATATCTTCTTCGTATCCAATAAATGACTTGGGAACTTTAAACGCCGCAAGTAATTTTTTACGGAGATATTCAATGTCTTCGATGGCGTTAAATTGTAGACCTTGCATGGTTTCAATTTCCGTTCCACTATCCTTACCACGCACTGGGAGATAGAAATCTTCGGTAATATTCATCATGTTATATCGGAGATTATAATCACCTGTTTTCGGATCAACCAATGGTGTTTTCTTAGACCGATCAATGATACGATTCATATACGTATCGACTTCGGCGGGTGGAATATTTCCAATATCAATTTTGAACTTCCGTTTATCAGGCGCTCTCATGATACGATGAATTAACATTGCATCTTCCATTAATTGTAATTGTTTCCACGTTCTCCGACCACCTTCGATCATGGCCTTTCCATAGGGAAGAAAATTGGTATCGGACAACAAACGAAAATGTGCAATTTCGTAGTTATCAAAATCTTTTTTGCCTAACTGTAGGAAATCGGTATCAATGGAGAATCTTACCGAGAACGGATTTCCAGGTTGTTCACCTTCAACGCGAATAGTTTCATAGACAGACAATGGAACTGCGTTAACAATACCATATTCTGGGTCGATGTCAAGGTATAAAAATAAATCTCCATATTTTGCCATGTTCCGAACCCACGGCCATAAATTAAATTCTACATTGAGAATATCGTAAAATAAGTTATGGAGAATTTCTTGAATCTGTGTGTCGTCGGTTTTAATCGTGAGAATGCGATCAAACTCATCTTTTACGGTGCTTTCATCCGCATAAATGTCGAGCACCGACGCAATAATAGGATCGTTGTCCATCATATCATAATCACGGAACAACTGTAATCGTGCTCCTTGAAAGGATGCAGCTGCTTCATACCGCCCATGTGATGATCCATATCCACCGGTGGCAGAATTATATACGCGATGATACCGATCAACACCTCGTCTGTTAATAAACGATTGAATTTGATCCGTATCTGCAATACGAAGTTTTTTTCCTCCCACGTTTCTTACAATCGTATTCGTGGAAAAAAGTTTTTTTAGTCTACCAAAAATTCCATTGTTACTAATATCTGCCATATCTCCTCACTTAATAGTTACAGGCTTCGTCTAATGCTTTTAGTAGTGGTCTAAAATCTACATCTTTGTGGGATTCTGAGATTTTCACTACTTCATTGCGTAATTCGTTGAGTTTTACATAGGTTGCCGCAATTAATAACTGCCATTCGTTCATATTAAACTTCGTATATGGTAACGAATTTAAATTTGTTGCCATCATACTTACTTCTGCAAAGGATTCTGTCAATGTTTTTGCATGAGGAGCAGATATGCAACACGTTACCTTTTCTAACAATGCCGTTAAATGCATTAAGTTAATTCTATTTTCTACATTCTCACGAAGTATTGATTTTAATGAAATTGCCATGTTATTTCTCCTTGTTGAGTTGCTTCCGAGTTTTTTTGACATCGGTTGTTTTTGGTGCTCCGTTAATATATCCACCGGGAAGTGATAACCCCATTCCTCCCGTCGGTGCACCGTCTTCTTTTACCGTTGGAGGTTCCACATATTTCTTTAATAGACTATAATATTTTGGATTTTCTCGGAGATGTGCTGCGGCAATCATTGCAGTTTTTACTAAACTCCCATCCGTTACATCTTGATGTTCCAATTCAACGTTCATGCCAATATGAAATTCGGTAGGATCAAACTCGTATCCCATATTTTTATATACTTGCATTGCGTCTTCCTTACCTATATAAGTATCACCACTCATGTAGGGAGTTTGTTTTTTTGGCACATCAACTTCATGAATTAGATGTATTAATTGGGTTAGACGAATCATATTATGGCCGAGACGGATACATTCCTTCTGTGCAAATAATCCAATGTAAATTTACAGCCGGTGCTTCTAACTTTGGTAATGCAAATGTTGAGTGGCCGTCGCCACCGAACTGAGTTCCCAGTAAACTAAACAGTGCTGCGTTTTGATTAATTTGCATTGCCATACCGTTGCAAGGAAGCCATCCCAGTGGTGCCCAATTAAATGGAACTAATAATAAACTACCTAAAATTGCATCCATAAAAATCTCCTGTTAAATTACTTATTTCGTACTAGTATAAATGTGCTTGTTGAGTGATATATTCGGTCAGTAAATTGTGAAGTCTGATTATATTTTCATCTGTTGTTCAATGTAGAACCCTGCCAACGGACCTCTTTTAATTGTCTTAGGACCATTACATATCTTCCAAGCAAGAGTACTGTAATTCCAACCATGTTGCTCACACACAGATTTAAAATTAACTGCATTTACCATTAAGGTTTCTCCAGAAGCAGTAATAATTTTATAAATATATTTTTCATGTTTTGACTTTGCACCGCTATGACCACCCGCTACATGCCATTCTCTAACCCTTCCCTGTTCTTTCAACTTATCCCTAAAAGATTTTGCGCCAATTTTACCTGCCATAGATTGATGGGTTTTTAGTTCTTCCCTAGTCAATCCAGACAAATAATGTTTACCACCCACGCACATATTATACGAATTTTCATCTTTTACTACATCTTCATTTACATATTTCTTTTCAAGTTCCCACAATTCTGGACTAGAGTTTGCTTCATCCAATATTTCTTTTATAAAATTTTCACGACCATATTTACGAATAGCGTTTTTAATCCACAATCCGCTGCCCATATATCCGTCATTTACATTGTCTGTAGAGTGTCGGCCAATATAATATTTGTCATTTATAGTGTTAGTAATTTTATAAATAATG